GCACGCCGAGGAATACGTCAGGGCTAACGGCATCCCGTCAGACACGCCGGATGAATTCATTTTCCACGGCGCCGAACTTGCTGATGAGCATTTTCAGTGCTGCATCGGCCACCTTAAATGGCGCGGCCAGTGCATGACATTTGACATGGCTGATGAAAGCCTGAGCGTGATGCTGGGCGACTACACATTGGAGAGCTTGGCATGACACAAAACCCTGTATTCACGCCGGAAGTTCTTGAGAGGGCAACGGTTCTTGCCCACCGAATGGCTAAAGCAGCAGGGAAGGTTTCACCTGTTGTCATGGTCGCTGCGTGCGACATGCTCATCCATTGCTCGGCAATGGTCGCAACACCAGATGCATACATCGAGTGGGCCAACAAGCTGGCCGCGTCAAAAGTGAAAGCCAAGCCATGACCCACCAAACCAACGCGCAGCGGCTGGCTGATGAGCAGCAAAAGGTTGAAAGCCGAACCGTCACCACTGTGAAAGTGATGGTTGGTCTTCTGAATGGAATCATTGGTGCTCAACACCAAGAGAATGCCCAACTCAAATCCAGCCTCTCAGCCATCGAGCAGGAGCGCGACCAGTTGCGGGCACAACTTGAAGCACTGAAGGCCGGGCAGGCTGATCCCGTAGGAACCGTGTTCACCATGGAGACGCTTGGCACACCGGGTAGACCGTTCTGTCACGTTCAGCTTTCCAAACAACTGCCAACGGGCACCAAGCTCTACACCGCCACCCCCAAGCCGGTGCCGATGACGGAGTGGCAACCGATTGAGACTGCGCCGAAGGATGGCAGTTACGTGCTTTTATCGGTTGGAGCGGATGTCGTGGTGAGCCGGTGGTACGTTCACTATTTAAACGGGAAACCAGACCGTTGCCGCAAACCAGAATGGGAGCAGGCTGACATGTACGGCGGCTTTGGTTCGTACATGGGACCGCTTCGTCCAACCCACTGGATGCCACTGCCGCCACCAAAACACGAGATCAGCGGGGTCACAGATGCCGGCTGATTACAAACCCCGCGTTTACCGGCCAAGAGCGTTTGCACCCCTGGTTGAATCGCACTTTGCCGACAATCCTCGGTGTGCGTTGTGGGCCAAGCCGGGGATGGGCAAAACGATTTTGACCGAGACCTACCTGGAGTTTTTATATCGCTCGTGGGGCGAGACCGCGCCGACGCTAGTTCTAGCGCCCCTGCGCGTGGCACGCGACGGCTGGGCCAAGGAGTCAAGCAAGTGGAAACATCTGCAAGGCTTTGACGTGGTGCCAATCACGGGTACGCCTGACGAGCGCAAGCGAGCTTTGCGCCGTGACGCTCCTGTGTACACCACCAACTACGAGCAGTTGCCATGGTTGATGGAGACCCTTGGTAGTCGATGGCCTTTTGAAACCGTCGTTGCTGACGAGGCCGTTAAGCTCAAAGGCTACCGCGTCAAGCAGGGTACGCAACGCTCGCAGATGCTCGGCAGGGTTGCGCACACCAAAGTCAAACGGTTTATCGAGCTGACCGGAACCCCGGCGAGCAACGGACTAAAAGACCTTTGGGGACAGATGTGGTTTTTGGACGCAGGCCAACGCCTGGGCCGCTCGTATTCGGCATTTGAGCAGCGATGGTTTGCTTATCGCCGGGTGAAGGATGCGATCTCAAAGCGCGTTGAGATTAAGCCTTTCATCTTGCCGAATGCGCACGAGGAGATCCACGCCAAGCTCGCCGATATATGCCTCACGCTGGACCCAAAAGATTGGTTCGATTTGCGAGAACCCATCGTCAACGTGATCGAGGTGGATTTACCGCCGACAGCACGGCGGCACTACCGGGAGATGGAAAAAGAGTTGTTCACTCTGATTGACGGTCAGGAGATCGAGGTGTTTAACGCGGCAGCCCTGTCAAACAAGTGTTTGCAGATGGCCAACGGCGCGGCGTACCTGGCCCCCGGTTCGGATGAATATGCCGAAGTGCATTGCGAAAAGCTCGACGCACTGCAAGAGCTGATCGACGAGACGGGTGACGACCCCCTGCTGGTTGCTTATGAGTTTAGGTCTGACCGCGACCGCATTTTGCGCAGGTGGCCTGACACGCTGGACCTGTCTCGCGTTGACCACCTCAAGCAGGCGCAGGCCGGCAAGGGCAAGCTGTGGCTGGGTCATCCTGCCAGCGTGGGCGAAGGCGTCGACGGTCTGCAAGAGGGGTGCAATACAATCGTTTTCTTCGCCCAAACGTGGCGCCTCGATCTGCACGACCAGATCATCGAACGCGTGGGGCCGATGCGGCAGTTGCAAGCAGGCAAGGACAGGAACGTGTTCGTTCACTACCTCATCGCACGCGGCACCGTTGACGAGGTCGTGCTGGCCAGGCGCGACGATAAGCGATCCGTGCAGGACGCGCTGATGGATTACATGAAACAGAAAGGACTTTGAGAAATGATGCAAGACGGAAACGACGTTGCCATGGCTTTGGCGGGCCCTGCGCCCTCCTATCCGGCCATCGGTGCAGATCCTTGCGTTGCTGCGGTTCATGCAGCGGCGTATGAATTGAAAGCAAACGAACTTCGCAAAGCCGAGATCGACGCTGCGTGCAACCCCTCCCCGCTTGATGTTCAAGTGGCCGGGGATCATTACAAGAAGCTCAAGATCCAGCCGGTGGAGTACATCCACGCAAACGGCTTGCCGTTCATCGAGGGTAGCGTTATCAAGTACGTCACGCGCTGGCGCGACAAAGGTGGCGTCAAGGACTTGGAAAAGGCCCGCCACTTCCTTGACCTGCTGATTGAGTTGGAGGGTCGCAAATGACCACCCTGGACAGCACGGGCGTGGCTGCCGTTGACCCCTCATATTTTTGGCAGCCCATGTCGACTTGCCCCCGAAGCGCAAAGGTTCAACTGCGTGGCAAAGGCGGTGTCGCGGTATACGGTCAGTATCACGGCGAGCGCGATTGCTTTTGGACGGGATGGGCACCGCTGCCGAAGTCGGGTCCACCTAAGCCACTGGTCCACAACATCGAGGCTGCGGTCGACGCTTGGGTGGAGATGGAGCGCAAGGCGTGGATGTTCGACGAATTGGTGCGTTTTTCAAAGCAACCGGGCGTTGACGCAGAAACGCTAGCCCAAGCGCTACTTGACCTGCATGTGAACATTGTGCATCCTGCACAAACGCATAGCACCTGCTGACCCCCCATAGGTGCATTTTGCAGGGCTTAACCTTAATGGTGGCGTTGGGCTGCGAAGCTCAGGCGTAAGCCTTGGATAAGCTGCAGTACCAAAAGCCGGCGGTGGCCCGGTACGTAGCCACCAGCAAATCAACGCTGTTGGCACCCGTGGACAGCACGCCCGCGACGCCACCCGGCCATTTGAAGCTCGACGGCCACGTCATCGTGCGCGATCCCGTGGCGTCTTGCGTGATGAACCAGTTGATGGTTTGCCCGTCTTTGAGGTTTGAGAACGTCGGGGCTGCGGTGACGTTGGCGGTGAACGTGGTCGTGAACACGTTGGACAAGGCACAATTGACCGCCATGGCCGTGGCACTGAACGCAACTGCGGTCGGTGTTGTGGCGACCCAGCCGGTGAACTGCGCGCCAGCTTTGTCAGCTTTGAGGTCGATCTCGGCTTGTGTCGCCACGTCAGCGGCCACCATGGACGCGGGTACGGTCGTGGTCATCTACTCCCTTTCAACGCAACGGTTCAGCCCGTGCAAGCAGGTTGGTCTTGTTCTCGCTCTGACGGGTCGTGCCCACCCAAAACGCCAAGCACGCCATGGCAGCGCCGGCAAGCTGACCGCACATGTAAACGATCAGATCGCGGTTGCCGTCAGGGATGGCCACAGCAAAAAGCACGACCAGCGTGACGGAGAACAAGCCCCACACGAACACGGTCAACAACGCGGGCATGCGCGAGGGTACGCTCATCTGCATCTTGCGCGCGCTGTCACGGTCACCGGCTGCGATCTGCTCCAGCGTCTCGACGTTCTTGAACCCGAGCGATTGCATTTGCACCGCAAAGTCCTGGTCTGCCTTCTTGAGCGCGAGCATTTGCTCAGGTGTCACGCCAGACAAGGCCTGCTTGAGTGCGTCGGTTGTCTTCTCCCCGATGCCCAGCGCGTTGGCTGCTGCCTCAACGGCAAGCCCGCCCAGCGGGCCGCCCAGCGCAGTGCCGATCCACGGGGCCACGGTCTTGACGATGCTTTGCCAGTTCATGTCAGTTGTCCTTTGCGGCGTACCGCAGATTACCCGCCACTCGCCGAGTCCAGCCACGCCCGAACGCGTCAAAGCGCTCCAGCTTGGCGTAGAACTCCAAGCTGGAGCGCTTTGACG